GTAATGCTACTGTTGCAGGAACTATTGGTGAATATTTACTTCTTGAACCATCCACCCTTTCAACGGGTGCGGTTGTTACAGGTGACTTAGGAACTTTTAGAATCCGAGCATACGGTCTTCTATGAGGTGAGTAAATGTTAAGAGTAAAAAATATTACAGGTGGAACAAAAACAATCTTTGGTAGTCAATACTTAGGTGGATTGACTTACGAGGTTGATGAGCGTTTGTTAGAATTTTTTATTAAGAATGGATTTGAAATCTTGGACTCCGCTGAGACAGAAACATTGGTTGAAGAAACATTGGTTGAAGAAACCATTGTTGAAGAGACTATTGTTGAAGAAGTCAGTGAAGCGGATGTCCTTGATTTCTCTTCAATGACTAAGCGTGATTTACAGGCTTGGTTAAAAGAACAAGGAATTTCTTATAAATTATCTGATAGCAAAGCCGCACTACTTGGTCTAACTGTATTAGAAGAAGAGTAAGGTTTAATACCTAACGCTTCTTAACGATAAATAAGAGGGAAAGATATGCCGTATAATTCAACGAAAGTAATAAACAATAACCAAAATATTTCTACTAAAGGTGGAACATTTGAAGGAGTAAATGTTTTCAACGGGGCAACAGCCGCCATTGTCTATATTTCCGATAATAATAATGACCCATCTACTCAAATATGCACTTATAATAATGACCCTACGGTAACAGTCGAAGATTCATCGGCATTTGCAGTAGGAGATTTAGTTACAGGAACAGGCATTCCTGTTGATACAAAGGTTTTATCTATTACTGATTCAACAACTGTTGAACTTACTGCATCTACCACAGGTGGAAATACAAACGGCCCTTTACAATTTCATAGTCTTGTTAATTTAATATGTAAGTTTCACATAGCCGCAGATACTACATATTTCTATCGTGGTTTCGGTGTTGTTTGTAGAAATGGTATTAAAATATCTTCTTCTAATTGGTCTAACTTAGAAATCTTTGCACTACACAATTGAGGTGGAGTGCGTGACTAATGTTCCAACATATAATGATACGATACCTAATAATACTAAGTATAGTATAGATACAGCAAGGCGTATAATGGTAGAGTATATTCTTAGTGAAACTATTAACAAGAATAAATTACCAACCTTTATAAGAACCAACCACGAAAATGTGAGAGGTTTAATTGATTACAATGATAAAGAGTTTGACAAGATAAACAAAACGGCTTTTGAAGATGTTCTAAATATGGATTTAGAAGATTTTTACGGTAAAGACGATACTTTAGCACAGAATTTATTGGAAGACTTTGGTTATTCAGAAAGAACCCCCTTGACTTTAAGGGATGTTCTTGAAGGAGAATCTTTAAATTTTTATTCTATCTTAGATATTAATGATGAAAATGTTTTAAGAGCAATTGGAAAACATGGTTATAAGCAATTTATCAAAACAGGCAATATGTTTAATTCTATTAAATCATTATTTGCAGAAAAGGTAGGAGAGGATGGCACTACAACTTCTCAAGTTAAAGCAAATGCAAAAGTTATAGCGAGAGAGGGTTGGGCAGAGGCAATATTAAATGATATATTTAGAGCCTTAGATGGTATTGAAGGTGCTAAATATCCTGAAGATTTTCAGAGAAGTAGTCCTCCGTATATACAATTAACAGAAACTGAAGAGTCTCAATGGGGAGATATGTTAGCAGACTGGGCATACAATAATGGTATAAAGGGTTTAGATACAAGTGGTGAAATACCAAGACTTCCTAATAATAGAAGATTAATTTTAAAAGAAATGACTGATGAACAGTATTTTGATTTCTTAAATGTATTAGGTAGTTTATCACCTATTAAGTGGAAAACTTTCCTAAGAAAGGTAACAAAGAAATGGGTAGAAGGAAATTATACTATTCCCGAAACAGTCAAGGGAGAAAGGCGAGCATTAAGGCAAGGTGAGGAGTCTGTTAATTTTACTGGAGAAGAATTAGGTGAATTGATGAATATTAGCGATGAGTATTATACACAAATTAATGATTATATAGATAACTTAAATCCACCCGAAGTTGTTGAAGTTCAGCGTAGAGGAGTCGAAGATGTTGATTTACCTGAAGTTGGAACAAGAACAAGAGATACAAGTATGGTTGAAAGAGTAGAAACCGTTTCCGAGAGTTCATTAAAAAATGTAATTAGAGACCATTTGGTAAATTCAAAAGGTTTTGATTATGATATGAAAGTTAGTAGAGGTCAAAGGAAATATACTTTAACTACAAGAGAACAAGACTGGATTCCAGTTGATGATTTTTTAGATGTTAAGGCTGGTAAAAAACCTTACGATAAAATATCTTCAAAAGGTTCTTTTACTTCTAAAATGGATATTCCAGTTGGAGGTGAATATGAAGAAACAGTAGAAGACATAGTAGACGGTCTTTTAAGCGACTTAACTCCTGATAAAATACCTAAAGAAGTTACGGATTTTTTAGACAAAGTAGAAGCAATTGAAATGTCAAAAGATGAAATAGAAACTTATTATACTCAAATAACTGGCGTGGCTCTCCAAGCAGAACAATCTCTTGTAGGTGAAGAAGAACAGCAAGATTTAGAAGATGAAGGTATTACGGGTGATGAAAATATTATTGAAAGGTTAAATAACTTTTTAGAACCCTTCATGGTTGGAGAAGAAAGAGAAGAAATAGTTGATGATTTAAGAAATCTTGACGATAACATGAGAGAAGATTTGAGAAATTTAAAAGATATTTGTGGTGAAATATCAGATGTGTTTGGCACATATACTGATTCAGTAAGGAACAATGAATCAGAAGATATAGTTATTGAACCAACATATTCAGAAAACCAATTAAAACAATTAGAGTCTTACGACGAACTATTGGACATAGACATAAGAAGTTTAAGAAATTTGACCGAACCTGCTACAATAGAAGAAATAGAATCTAACTTTGAAACTTTATTTGAAACAGAACAAGGTAAAAAATATGAAGAACAGTATAAAAATATATTAGATAATAGAGAATTAGATGAAGGGAACTTTGATAATCTTCGTTTGTCTTTATCAGAGTTTTTTAACCGTAGTCTTAAATTAGATGCAGAAGATGTTGAAGAATCAGTATTTAGTTATTTAGATATGTTTGAGGGAGAAAATCAAATTGATAAATTAATAAATATTTTCTATGCCACATTAACTAATGAAAGTAATAACCCTAAACAATGGGGGCAACCTACAAAATATACTTCTGCTGGAAAAATTAATTTTGAAATAATTATTACTGAAAAAAGTTCTGGAGTTAAAGCCCAAGCAGTTTCAAATTACCAACAGAACTTTGATATTAAAATTGTAAGTTCTTTAACGGGTGTAGATTTTGCTACATCAAGACAAAAATCTTTTGCTCAATCGGAAGGGGCTGGTAAAAGAACTTATAACATAACTACGGAAGGAAAAAATATTGCCGTGAAGGGTAAAGCCGTAGATAAAGTAAGGAAAGGTTTTATAGATAAGATAGAACAAAGAATACAATTACTGGACATGGTGATTTAATGGTTAAGATGATGACTCCTTCTGATTCCGGACTTAATGTTGTAAATTATACAACAGGTGGTGGGGCATATACAACTGCTGTAAAGGTGGCCGCACTATTAGGTATTGCTGATTTTTCTTCTTCTACTTCTCCCACTTTAGCAGAAGTTGGAGATTTAATGCGTAGGTCTGAAGATTATATTGATGAATTTACAAACTCTTCTTGGAGAGACAATTTAATAGAAAATGAATTTCACGATTTTGCTCGCAGTAATAATCAGGTATATTTTTATGAAGATTACATTGGAAAAATAAGACTACATCACGAAAATATTCGTAAGATTTTGCGAATTGCTATTTGGGATGGTTCAGTTTATACAGATATTGCCTCGGTAGTAGCAACATTAACAATAGATGATTATACTAATCTTACATCAATTGTCCTTACAGGTGGAGGATTAACTTGGACTCTATCACCTGACAGTTCAGGTATCACTGATAATGATAAGTTTAACAAGGCTTACGGACAAAGAACTACTGCACAGGATATTTGCTACCTTATTAATGAACAAGTGCCTACAATTACTGCCCCCTTTACAGGTGGAACTGCTAAAAAGGCTTTACAAGATGGAGGCAACGCGTATAATATATCCGACTTCTTTTATGCTAATTTAGAAGAAGATGAAACAATTACAATTGTTTCTTTACTCCCCGGTTCAGATGGTTCTAATTGCACACTTGCAGTTAACGGGGGAACTAATTCTCGCACTCAATTTACAAATAAAGAAGACTATGACCGTAATGCCGCATGGTGGGATATGAAAGATATGGGAGATATTTTTTTCCGTAGTGAATTTCCTTCACAATATAAACATTCAGTAAAGGTTACATATACTTGTGGAAATATTCGTGTTCCAGCAGTTATTGAAGATGCCGCTACAAAACTTACCGCCTGTGAACTTATTGCAAGTGATGATTCTTATGTCTTATTAGGAAATGATTCTACTAATGGTATAGATTTAAAAAGTAAATACGATTCCTATAAAGCAGATGTAGACAAAATTCTACGCATGAAACGCCGAGTGGTTTATTATTTGGATAGTGATTGATATGTGGGAAGAAATATTAAAAGGGAGTAGTAGAGTAAATTACCCTATATACAGACAAAAGGTATATGAGGGTATTAGTAATTATATAGAAAATAGTCCACTGGAAAGCGTGACTATTGAAGATATTGAAGGAAATAAAAAAGAAATTTTTCAATACATGAAAAACAATTGGTCGGAAACCGAAGACGGAAGATTAGCGGGTTTTACTCAATTTCTTAATCATAAATTTACAGGTCAAATTAAACCTGCATTTGGTAAATTAATTAGAGATGGAAAACTTCAAAATCTTGGTAGAATAACCAGCAGACCTAATTCCAGATTAACCACATATGAAATTATAAAAGCAAAGGATTACAGTAAAGTAAAGCCTAAAAAAATAAGTCCGAAAATGGAAAAGGACATAGATTATGTAACAGGGGAAAACGAATATGAAAATAACCCTACTCTTTCCGACAAGATAAAACAGATATTACAAATTCCATACAAAGATAAAGATAAGCCACCTAAATCTAAACCTGATATTGAAAATATGGATTCAGGTTGCGGCTGTGGATGTGATGGAAAAGATATTTCTAAGGCTTCATCACAATGTAATAAAAGAACAAAAAAGGCAAGTTCTACTCGAAAGGGTAAAAAATGGATGGCTTGCGTTCCTAATGGTAAAGGTGGATATGAGCGTGTTCATTGGGGGCAAAGAGGTGTTTCAGTAACAGGGAAGCGAGGAAATACTAAGCGTAAAAAATCTTTTAGAGCAAGACATAAATGTTCTACATGTAAAGGTGGGGATTATTCAGCCCGTTGTATGGCTTGTAGGGA